AAGTGTGTGGGATCCGAGTCTCGACTTCGAAGTTACTGTTCGCGACTCAAACACATAGTGTTATGGGAGGTGAGGCAAATTGATGGTAGCATTAGTCATTGCACTGATCGCGCTTTCCATTGCGATGTTTATAATGACTGGCATGTTCAGTATGGCACTGACATACATACAGACATTAAAGATAAAGCAAATGAAAGACAAGGATAAGCGAGAGGAGCGATGACGGTAAAGGAAATTTGAAGAACCAAAAGGTGAGAGGCTTGAAACATAGTCTCTTGCTTTTCGCTTATAAATCGTCTGCTATTATGGGAGGTGAAAGCAAATGTTAAAATTTAACAAAAGACGCTACATTGCTAAAGGCGTGTTCTGGGCAACCTTAGTATTCGCAACAAACTTTGAAGGTGCTAGACAAGCAGCTATAGAATGCGGCTATGAGCCGGGTTCAGCTAAGTACCACACATTCCTTGTTTGTGCGTTTGTATGGATAGTTCTAACATGGCCAATAAGCGTCGTTAAAACAATCATTGTAATGCTTGCACAAAAGTTTAAGTAAACCTTGAAAGGAGGTTCGACTGGAGTGCGCGTGAAATATTCGTGCACTCTTGATTTTTCACTTTTTGGACCTCGCGTAAAATTCATCCCCTTTTATGAGAGGAAGAAGAGGATATGCGCTCATTGGAAACAATGAAGACATATTTTCCGAATCCTCTTCGTTCGTGAAAGGAGCGATCGCTTATGAAAAAGGAATCGGAATTTCAACATTTGCTCATTAAGGAAATCAAACAAAGATTCCCAGGAGCAATAGTAAGCAAGATGGACAGCGGATACATACAAGGAATACCTGATCTACTTGTACTGTATAAAAACCATTGGGCTTTACTTGAAGTAAAGAGAAGCGCAAAGGCACCGCATCGTCCAAATCAAGATTACTATGTTGATTACTGCAACAAGCTGAGTTATTCAGCTTTTGTTTATCCGGAAAACATGGAGGAGGTTTTAGATGGAATGGAAGAAGCATTCTGTACTTGAGGGGCGACATGCGATACTATCGCCATCGCAGCCGAGCTGGTTAAAGTACAGTGATGAAAGACTTCTAGAGTATGCGTTCAATAAACAGGCCGCTGAACGTGGTACTCGTTTACACGAATGGGCTGCTGAGACTATAAGTCTTGGAATTAAACAGTCTGTTCCAAGGGGAAAGGTAAAAACAATAGAATCATACATTAACGACGCTATTAATTACCGAATGACTCCTGAGGTCAAACTTTACTATTCTGATTATATTTTTGGAACAGCAGATGCAATATGTTTCAGAAACAATAAACTCAGAATACATGACCTAAAAACCGGTTCTGGTAAGATACATCCAGAACAGCTTGTAGTGTATGCTGCACTTTTCTGTTTGGAGTACAAAGAAGATCCAGAAAGACTTAGTGAGATTGCATTACAGATTTATCAGAATGACGAAATAAATGTCATCGAAGCAACTCCCGAAGATATAAGGGAAACCATGGATACAATAATCCATCTTGACAGCATTTTAAGGAAAGAGAATGTCACAATTAACTTTAACAGTTAATTAGAGTTAGGAGGTTGCCGCATGAATCAGACTGCAGCTGAATTAGCGGAATTATTCACCGCAGCATTAGACGGTGAAGACGACCTTGCGCATTATGGGGTTAAGCGTAGATCAGGACGCTACCCATGGGGATCAGGCAAAGATCCTTACCAGCACGGGGGAAGAGACTTCTTGGGTAGAGTAGAAGAACTCAAGAAGAAGGGTTGGACTGAAACAGCCGAGAACATTAAGAAAACTTTCGGATGTTCAATGAATGAATACAGATATGAGAAAAGTATTTGTACGAATGAGAGAAGACGTAAGCAGTATGATGAAGTAATGTCACTTAAATCAGACGGTTTATCTACATCCGAAATAGCGAGAAGAATGGGCAAAAATGAAAGTTCTATTAGAGCAATCTTAAACCCATCTTCCGTCGCTAAAATGAAAGAGCTCGAAGATACAATAAATTTCTTACGAGATCAGGTCGAGGAGAAAGGCATGATAGATGTCGGAAAGAATGTTGAGATATCTCTTGGAATATCGAGAGACAGACTTGACACTGCGATATACTATCTTGCTGGAGAAGGATACAATGACTATGGTGGAAGAATACCACAGCCAACAAATCCATCTCATCAAACAACACAGAGAGTCTTAGCTAAACCTGAGATACAATCAAGAGAAGTATACGACTACAGGAAAGTTAGGACAATCGAAGACTACACAAGTGATGACGAAGGTCACACATTCCGAAAGTTTGCATATCCAACATCTCTGTCTTCAAAGCGTTTGCTCGTTAGATATGCGGATGACAAAGATCCAGATGGAATACCAGCTGTAAAGAAAGACGGTCTCATTGAGATTCGTCCAGGATGTGAAGACTTAAGTCTTGGTAGAGACAAATACTCACAGGTAAGAATAATGGTCGATGGGACACATTATCTTAAAGGTGTTGCAGTCTATAGCGATAACTTACCAGACGGTGTCGATGTAGCGTTTAACACTAATAAGACCAGAGCCAAATGTCCAACGCCAATAGAATGTCTGAAAGAAATTAAATCAGACCCAAACAATCCTTTTGGTTCTCTTATTAAGCCAGACGGTCAGTATTATTACAAAGACAAGAATGGCAAAGAGAAACTAGGATTAATAAACAAGAGAGCAGCGCAAGGAGACTGGGGAGAATGGAAAGACCAGCTTCCTGCACAGTTCTTAGCTAAACAACCTACAGTACTTGCAAAGAAACAGCTTGACTTAGCTAGAGCAGACAAGAGAGACGAGTATCAGTCAATCATGAGTATTACCAATCCAACGATTAGGAAATACTATCTACAGAAGTTTGCTGATAACTGTGACTCAACTGCTGTTACACTGGCTGCTGCAGCATTGCCTAAGCAGAAGTATCATGTTATCGTTCCGATAAATACTTTGAAAGATACTGAAGTGTATGCTCCTAGATATGAGAATGGAAGTAAACTTGCACTCATAAGATTCCCTCATGAAGGAATCTATCAGATACCAATACTGACAGTAAACAACAAGAACAAGCTGGCGAGAAAAGTAATTGGTACTGATTCAGGAGATGCTGTTGGTATCACATCTAAAGTAGCTGAACAGTTATCTGGTGCTGACTTTGATGGAGATGCTGTAATGGCAATACCAACACATGATGCTGGTGGAAAGGTAAGAATCAGTAACAAACCACCACTCAAGGAACTTGAAGGATTCGATAGTAAACAGTATCAGTATGACTCTGTTGATGAGAAAGGAAGATACTGTAGAAATGGAATTCCTTTTACAGTAATGACAAAGCACAATGAACAGCTCGAGATGGGCAAGACTGCTAATCTTATAATGGACATGACTCTTGGAGGAGCTAGTGATGCCGAACTAGTAAGAGCAACCAAACATTCAATGGTTGTTATCGATGCACTAAAGCACAAGCTTGATTACAAACAGTCTGAAAGAGACAACAACATTGCTGAACTCAAAAGACTATACCAGAAGCAGACCAATGCAGATGGAACATTTGTAATAGATCCAAAGACAAACGACATAAAGATTGGTGGTTCAGCAACTCTCTTGAGCAGAGCCAAGTCACCTGAGAAAGTTCCTAAAAGACAGGGCCAGCCAAAGGTAAACCTTAAAGGAAAAGATTGGTATGACCCAACAAAACCAGAAGGATCACTGATTTACAAGGAGTCATATGATGCTCACTATGACAAGGTAACAGTGAACAAAAGAACTGGTGAAGTAAAAGTAACCCCTTCTGTAAGAACAGAAGATTCTACAAAGATGCAGGAAACAGAAGATGCGAGAACATTAATCTCTGCAAAGAGAACTAAAATGGAGATCTTGTATGCGGATTACGCCAACGATATGAAACAAATGGCTAGAGACGCTAGAATAGAACTGTCTAAAACAGAAGGTATTAAGAAAGACCCTAAAGCAGCAAGAGCATATGCTAACGATGTAGCTTCTATGGACTACAAACTAAACGAAGCACTCAAGAACTCTGTAAAAGAGAGAGCTGCATTACGTAGTGCTAATGCTACATTGAAGGATGCTATTGAGGCTGACCCAGATCTAGCAACTAATAAGAAGGAGCGTAGAAAGGTAGCTCAGCAAGCGCTCACTGCTGCACGAGCAGACCTTGGTTCTAAGACTCGTAAGGAGCGTAACATAGTATTAACTGACTCTGAATGGGAAGCTATACAGAAAGGTGCTGTATCAGACAACTATCTACAGAAGATACTTAATAACTGCGATCCTGATAAGCTTAGAGAACGAGCAACACCAAGAGATCACAAAGAGATCAGTGACGCTAAGCGTGCTCACATCAAGGCGCTTCTCGATAGTAACTATACAATAGGAGAGATAGCAGAGAAGCTGCAGGTCAGCGAGTCCACTGTCGCGTCTATAGGTAGGAAGAAAGGTGAGTCTACATGAGAGCCGTATGGCTAACAACAGTCGACAACAAATGGAATCCTTTCACACATACTGATGAATGGATGGCGTTCGATGATTCACACGAATATGGTTGTTCAAGTATTGTCGCTCGTTTAGCTGTTGTTGACGATGATATGCTCCCCTCTGAAAGAAATCAAATTATAGAGGCAGCAATCGATAAGTTTTTGTTCGCTGATCCGACAGGACTTTATTGCAAAGCTGTCGACAATAACAATAGCGAGCTAGACTTCTAATGATATGTTCAACTCTCACTTGACACGAGAGCTATTCATATAACCCTCCGAAAGAAAAAGTTCCGACCCTGTAGGGGGGTCTCGCAAAAACACACCCCCCTATTCAT